TACAAGTCTGCATTTGTCGTTGACCAAGAAATTAACTTTGTCGCTTTCTTGACAGAGGTAATGGTTGATTGTGAATTCAAATGACACCATTCGACTATCTAAATGCTATCAACCAATCAAAAGAAAATATGATGGTTGGTACTGACAATGATGACTTGGCAGAAAAATCGTACAATGCGTACATCGTTAATAAAGGGCTATCTTACTTTTCAGACACCGTACTCTATGCAAATGAGATGAACAGCCGTCATCTTTTAGATAATAAACCACAGTTTCTCTATTTACTAAATACCATCAGACCACGAAAAAGGTTCAGCAAATGGTTTAAAAATGAAGTAGTAGAAGATATTAATGTGATTTCAGAATATTTTGGCTATAGTTATGCTAAAGCCAAACAAGTACAGAATCTCATAACTTCCGACCAACTTAAAATCATGCGACAAAAACTAGAAAAAGGTGGCTTGAAGTCTAAGGAGAAAAAAAATGGCGGTGAACATTGAAGATTTATTGGAAATAAGATTAAAGCAAGAGGATGATTTTCTTAAAGTAAAAGAAACACTAACCCGTATTGGAGTTGCATCCCGTAAAGACAAAACACTATATCAGTCTTGTCATATCTTGCATAAAAAGGGAAAATATTATATTGTACATTTTAAAGAGTTATTTGCCCTTGATGGTAAACCAACCGACTTTGAGGAAAATGATTTAGCAAGACGAAATACAATTGCAAAGTTATTAGCCGAATGGGGACTGATTGAAATCGTTTCGAAAGCAACAAACGCTGAAGAACCAATTGCACCATTGTCTCAAATCAAAATCATATCTTACAAAGAAAAAAATGATTGGCTCTTAACCGCTAAATATAATATTGGAAACAAGAAAAAGGAAATAGAATAAAATGGAAGAACTAATACAATCACTAAAGGTTAATTTAGCAAATCATTACGCATTTTATTTGAAGGCGCATTACTATCACTGGAATATTACTGGTTCTAATTTTCCACAGTATCACGATTTTTTAGAAAATATCTATACTGAAGTTTATGGAGTTGTTGATCGGATCGCAGAAGAAATTCGTGGATTAGATGCATATGCACCAGGAAGTTTTAATCGCTTCATTCAGTTGTCTCAAATTCAAGGTGATGAAACTGTACCGCCTGCTGAAGTAATGCTTCAAAGATTATTAGATGATACATCTATTATGCTTACGGGTATTGAACGCACATATGAACTTGCAGAACCAGTACATGCACATCATATTAGCAATTTCATGGCAGAAAGACAAGATGCATTTAATAAACATGCATGGATGCTTAGAGCAACATTGAAAAAAATGGCATAAATAAATTTGTCAACAAAAATAACTTGACAAACGTTATATTATATGAGATAATGTTATCTCAAAACAAATTAGGAGATTTTATGAAATCCATGACAGTATTGACAGCAGTAGCACTTACTACTCTCTCCCTAGTTGCCGTTGCGGCAGACAAACCAGCAGTAACAAAACCTGCGCCTGCAACAACAGCATCATCAGCACCTGCCGCTAAAGCAGACTCTAAAGAGAAAAAACGCCCAAAGGTGAAAAATCCTAAAGAGAAAGCCGCAAAAAAAGCACAGGCTGATTCATCCGCTAAGAAATAATTCTTAGTAATTTTTTATCATTAATTGATGAGGTATTTAAAATGGCATTTGTAAATTCTAGCAAAACACAGACAGAACTCTTGGTATCATACTTGCGTGGTACCGGTCGTGGAATCTCTGCACCCCAAGCAAAGTCTTTGTTTGGTATCAAAAACCTTCGTGCCCGTATCAGCGACTTGCGCCAAGCAGGTTTCAAAATCCGTAAGGATATGAACACAGAAGGTAACACAACATATTTTGTTTCACGCAGAATGGTTGGACAGGCTTAATCTGTTATAAATAAACGTATCTCAGGGATGGGAACGTAAATGGCTCTTCTACCTTAGAAGCGTCTAAAGCTGGTACAACGTTATGGTACCCCTGTATTCAGTAAGCAGGATTTTAATGATACGCCTTCGGGGTATCAAATTTTATTTTTAACTCGCTTAATAGGAGAAAAACTATGTTACAAAACATCAATAGTGCTATCGATGCATTTCAAAGCACAAAAACGCAATTCGTCAAAACATTCGTCAAGAATGAAGAACTTGCAAAACCCCTCAACACTTTTATTGAAGCGCAAACATCTTACGCAAAGGCTGTCGCTGTAGAAGTCAATAAGTTTTTTACAACTCTTGGCATGTCTGCATACACATTTGATGCTAAGAAAGCATTTTCAAAATCTAAGTAAGAGGAGATACAATATGGGACACACACCACTACCCGCAGTCTTTGGCGGTGCAGGATTCAAAGACTTTGATAAATTCTTTGTTGGCTTCGATGAGCAATTCAATCGACTAGCAAAAATACATGATGATGTGACTAAGAACATTCCCAACTACCCACCTTACAACATTCGCAAGACTGGTGACAATACTTACGTCATTGAAATTGCTGTTGCTGGTTTTGGTAAACAAGAAATCGATATCACTTTAGAAGACAACAAATTAATTGTTGCTGGCAATACAAAGGATGATGGAGACAATTTCTTGTTCAAGGGTATTGCTAATCGTGCATTTACTCGCACGTTTGCACTTGATGACCAAATCGAAATTCAAGATGCCGCTTTGATTAATGGCATGTTGAAGATTGCTTTGGAACGAATCATTCCAGAACACAAGAAGCCTAAGAAGATTGAAGTTAAAGATGCTGAATCTAAAACTAAAAAATCATCTCAGCAATTTTTGACTGAGGATGATTTATGAAATCAATAAAAAACTTCTTTATTGCTTTACTTGAATCTATTCAAGAAATAAAAAAACATAAAGCAGAGCGTTTTAAGTAAACACCGAGGGTGCCGCAATGGCACCCTTTTTTATTATAGGATAAAAAATGGCAAACTTGAGAATTTTAAAATTAGTAAGCGGTGAAGAAATAGTTGGTGATATAATTTCTGAGACAGATAATATTAAAATAGAAAATCCTTGTGTTCTTGCAATTGGCATGAATTCACAAGGCAAAGCATCACTACAAATGCAACCCCTCTTAATTTTTTCTGAACAAAAAGTTGTAGAGTTTCATCTTAACCATATTATTTACAACGTAACAGTTGCACAAGAGATACAAAACAAGTATAATGAGATTTACGGTTCGGGCATTGTCGTTCCAACCAAATCTAAAATTATAACTTGATGAAATTTTACACACACTTCTCTAAACTTGGCAATCATATTCTTGTTCGTGGTTACAACAACGGCAAGAAATTTAGCGACAAGGTTGAATATAATCCAACTTTATATTTGCCGTCTAAAGATGGTGAGTATAAAACGTTAGATGGGCAATCACTTGCGCCTGTGTCTCAGGGCACAATGCGTGACGCAACAGAGTTTATGAAGCGTTATGAAGACGTTGACAACTTCAAAGTATACGGCTCAACAAACTTTCCATACGTTTATATTAATGAAGCCTATCCAGGCAAAGTAGATTATGATCCAGAACAAATTAAGATTGCAAATATTGACATTGAGGTTGGTTCTGAAAATGGCTTTCCTGAACCTGCATCTGCGAGTGAGCCAATTACTGCCATCACGTTTAAGATAGCGGGACACTTCTATGTGTTTGGTTGTGGCGAGTTTAATAACTATCGTGATGATGTAACATATATGATGTGCCGTGATGAGAATAATCTTATCATGCGTTTTCTTGACATGTGGGAACAAACATCACCAGACATTGTGACTGGTTGGAACATTCAATTCTTTGACATTCCATATCTGCACAATCGTATCAACAAACTTATGGGCGAGAATACTGCAAAGCGTTTATCCCCATTTCGTAGAATTGGTGAACGTACAACTACGATTCACAACAAACAACAAACAGCATTCGACTTGGTAGGCATTGCTATTCTTGATTACATTGAATTGTACAAGAAATTTACTTACTCACAACAAGAAAGTTTTAGTCTTAATCACATTGCCTATCTAGAACTTGGCGAAAAGAAATTGGATTACTCTGAAGTTGAAAGTCTGCATCAGTTATATCGAACAAACTTTCAAAAGTTTATTGAGTATAACATTCATGACGTTGAACTTGTAGATCGTATTGATGCCAAGATGCAATTGATTGATATGGCACTTGCACTTGCATATGATGCTAAAGTTAATTACACCGATGTATTCACGCAAGTACGCATGTGGGATACTTTGATTCATAACGAATTGATTGAAGATAATATTGTTGTGCCACAAAATGTTCATACTGCAAAAGATGAACAATATGCTGGCGCTTATGTGAAAGACCCAATCGTTGGTATGCACGAATGGGTTGTGTCGTTTGACTTGAACTCATTGTATCCACACTTGATTATGCAATACAATGTTTCACCTGAAACAATCATTGAAGGTCGCCACACAAGTGTCTCTATTGATAATTTGCTGAACGGTGAATATCAAGCGCAAGGCGAATATTGCATGGCCGCTAATGGACATTACTTCAAGCGTGACAAGCAAGGCTTCTTGCCTGCTATGATGCAACGCATGTATGATGATCGTTCATTGTATAAAAAGAAAATGATTGAGGCTCAAAAGGCTTACGAAAAAGAAACTGATAAAGAACGTAAACGTGAAATATCAAATCAGATTTCAAAGTACAAGAACTTGCAGTTGGCAAAAAAAGTGCAATTGAACTCCGCTTATGGCGCACTTGGTAATCAATATTTTAGGTTCTTTGACATTCGACAAGCAGAGGCAATTACTTTGTCTGGTCAACTAGCCATTCGATGGATTGAAATGAAGTTGAATGGTTATCTAAACAAACTATTGAAGACTAAGGACATTGATTATGTTATTGCATCAGATACAGACTCGGTATACGTCAATCTTGGTCCGCTGGTTAATATGGTCTACGGATCGAAGAGTGAAACGAAAGTTGAAACGATTGTTGATTTCGTCAACAAAGCATGTATCGAAAAATTCGAACCATTCATCGACAAGTCATACCAAGAACTAGCAGACTACATGAATGCATTCGACCAGAAGATGCAGATGAAGCGTGAGGTCATTGCAAACAAAGGCATCTGGACTGCAAAGAAGCGTTACATTCTAAACGTGTACGATTCAGAAGGTGTTCGATTCGCAGAGCCAAAGTTAAAGATGATGGGCATTGAAGCTGTCAAGTCTTCCACTCCTATGTCGTGCCGTGAGAAGATTAAAGAGTCATTGAAGATTGTGATGAATGGCAATGAACAAGAGTTTCAATCTTTCGTTGAAGCATTCAAACAAGAATTCAAAACTCTTCCATTTGAAGACATTGCATTCCCACGTGGTGTTAGTGACCTATCTAAATATATGGGTAGTACGGAACTATATTCAAAAGGCACACCTATGCATGTGCGTGGTGCGATCATGTTTAATGCGTTTCTAAAAAAGTATAAACTGACTAAGAAGTATCAACTTATTCAGGATGGTGACAAGACTAAATTCTGCTACATGAAAGTTCCAAATCCAGTTCAAGAGAATGTATTTTCTATTCTGACTGTCTTGCCTAAAGAGTTTGGTGTAGAAAAATATATCGACTACGATACGCAGTTTGATAAAGCATATCTTGAACCATTAAAAACAATCGTAAACACAATCGGTTGGAAAACAGAACGTGTTTCTTCATTGGAGAGTTTTTTCGCATGAGCAAAATACCATCAGAATATCTAGCGTTTAGAAGAGAAGATGATTTTGGATTTAGTGCAGTTGACGAATCAACGTTAACTAGACTTACTGATCCAAATACATTAGAAGATACAATTGCCGTTAAAGAAACAGTAGCACAATCTTCAGAGTCTTTGCAACGTGTAGAAGAAAAATTAGATACAATGCTATCGCTATACAATCAAGGTAAACTTGGACTTGATGCAGAACGTCAAAACATGACAGCAGATGTAAAAAAGAATTTAAAAGAATTAGAACAACTCATCATGCCTTTACTTGTTAACCTGATGAAAAATCCAGAAAAAGAATATATCTACTGGCCTAATCGTACTGCAAAGATTCAAGAGCAGATAGATAAAGTATTAGCACTAACTAGAGGATAAACATGCTGTTTGCTTTAATTACATTATTGAGTGCAATATCTCTTTCTGCTATTGCCGCATACTATTCAGTCATTGGTCTAATGGCTATCTTTGCGGCTAGCCCAATTCCAATTGCAATCATGGGTGGTGCGCTTGAGTTTTCGAAACTCATTGCCGCATCATGGGCATATAAAAATTGGTCAGTTGCACCACGATTTTTAAAATACTATTTCACAATAGCAGTTGTAATTTTAATGTTCATTACATCATTAGGAATTTTTGGATATCTTTCCAAAGCGCACAACGATCAAAATTTAGTGGGTGGAGATGTGCAGGCACAGATTGCACTTATCGATGAGAAGATTAAAGTTGAAAAGGATAATATAGATGTTAATCGCAAAACTCTCAAACAAATGGATGAATCGGTGGACCAAGTTATGGTTCGCTCAAAAGATGAAAAGGGTGCCGAATCAGCGGCAAAACTTCGCAAAGCCCAACAGGCAGAACGTAGTCGCTTACTTAAAGAAATCGAAACGTATAACAAGCGGATTTCGACTCTTAATGAAGAAAGAAGCCCTATCGCCGCCCAAGTTCGTAAAGTGGAAGCGGAAGTTGGTCCTATCAAATATATTGCGGCGTTGATATATGATGATGTTGATTCTAACATACTAGATAAGTCTGTACGATTTGTTATCATTCTTTTAGTTCTTGTGTTTGATCCGATGGCAGTTCTACTTGTCATTGCAGGGAATTTCTCATTGAAACAAATTGCAAAAGAAAAAGAAGAAAAGTCTGGTGGATATGAAATTAATATTCCATCAGTAACTACAGTTGGACCCGTACCAATGAATAAAGATGAAGTCCTTAGTGCAAGAGAAATGTACCATAGGGATCAAGATTCAATGTAAGTATTGCTTTTGTGTTGAATTGATGTTATAATAATTGATGATTAATAATTTAAGGGGTGATTATGAGTAATTTTTTTACAGACTTAGTGGATCAGTTGAAAGACGAAGACACTAAAATTTTATCTGAAGGCGGCGCATCTGCTGAGTATAGTGGATGCATTGATACTGGTTCATATGCATTGAATGCTGTTTTATCAGGTAGCATCTATGGTGGTGTGCCTAATAACAAAGTGACTGCATTCGCTGGTGAATCGTCAACAGGTAAAACATTTTTTGTGCTTGGCATTGTTAAACAATTCCTTGATGCAAATCCTGAAGGCGGTGTTATCTACTTTGATACTGAAGCCGCAGTTACGAAACAGATGATGGAATCACGTGGTGTTGATACTAAGCGTGTTGTTATCTCTGAGCCAGATACAATTCAAAAGTTTCGCCATACTGCATTGCAAATCATTGAGAAGTATCAAGCACAGCCAGAAGCAAAGCGTAAGCCAATGATTATGGTTCTTGACTCTCTTGGTCAGTTGTCTTCTACTAAAGAAATGGAAGATACTGCTGAAGGTAAAGAGACTAAAGACATGACCAAGTCCGCTATTCTCAAAGCAACATTCCGTGTTCTTAATTTAAAACTTGCAAAGATTGGTGTGCCTTTGCTCGTAACAAACCACGTTTATGATGTTGTTGGTGCATACATTCCAACTAAAGAAATGTCTGGTGGTTCTGGCTTGAAGTATACAGCATCCACAATCGTTTACTTGTCTAAGCGTAAAGACAAAGATGGTACTGAAGTTGTTGGTAACATTGTTCGTTGCAAATTGCAGAAGTCACGTTTGACTAAAGAAAACTCTCAAGTTGAAGTAAAGATTACATACAGCACAGGGCTTGACAGATACTTTGGGTTGCTTGATATTGCAGAGAAGCATGGTATCATTAAAAAAGTTTCTACACGATATGAACTTGCCAATGGTACTAAAGTATTTGGTAAGAACATCAACGAAGAGCCAGAAAAGTATTTCACGCCTGATATCTTAGCATTGATTGACGAAGCGTGTAAGAAAGAATTCTTGTATGGGCAAGAAAACGATAGCGGTATTGTTGATGAGGTAGAAGAATTGGAGTTGGCAAATGAAGATTGATGAAGATTTTGTTCTCACAGAAAACGACATTAAGTATAAAGACAAAGATGTTGTCGCATGTGTTAAAATTAAAACTGGTGAATTCAAAGACGTAGAATTTCATTTCGGAGAAATTAAATTTGCCGAAGAAGAAAATCCTGACGGAACCTTTTCAATTGACTTTAATTATGATATAATGTCTGAACAGCACAAACATTTAGAAGGCAACCAAGAGTTTGAAACTCAGTTGGGCGATATTTTAAATGAACTTCTAAAACATGCTTTAGACGAAGCAGAGAAAAGGTATAAGAATGAACTTGGAACAAAAAATACTGAAACACCTGATATTGGATGAAGAGTATACACGAAAGACTTTACCATTCATTAAAAGCGAATATTTTCAAGAATCTTCAGATAAACTATTGTTTGCTGAAATTGAAAGTTATGTGAATAAGTATAACTCAATGCCAACGCAAGAAGCGTTGGTTATTGAGATTGACAAAAGAGTTAATCTGACAGATGACCAACACAAAAAAACAGTTGCACTGGTTAAACAAATCACAATCGACCCTGAGGTGTCTGACACCAAATGGTTGATTGATGCAACAGAAAATTTCTGTCAAGAAAAAGCAATCTACAATGGCATCATGCAAAGTATTCAAATTCTTGATGACAAGAATAAGAACAGCACAGAAAAACTTGATAAAGGTTCAATCCCTAAAATCTTAGCAGATGCACTTTCGGTTTCTTTTGATAATCACATTGGTCACGATTTTATTGATGACGCAGAAACACGATATGACTTCTATCATAAAGTTGAAAAACGAATCCCATTCGACCTCGACTACTTGAATCGAATCACTAAAGGTGGGCTTGCAGAAAAATCTTTGAACATTGTTCTTGCTGGTACTGGTGTCGGTAAATCTTTGTTCATGTGTCATTGTGCGGCCGCCAATCTAACTATGGGTAAGAACGTTCTCTACATCACAATGGAAATGGCTGAAGAACGTATTGCAGAACGTATCGATGCTAACTTGATGAACGTTGAACTCGACAGACTGATTGGTATGCCTAAAGATGTATACTTGAAGAAAGTTGAAACTCTACGTGAGAAGACTAAAGG